GATCTTTAAAGATGAATGGATTAAGATCAGTGACGAAGAACCTGAAGACGGTAACTACTTCATTGCGGTGGATCTTTGTGGTTTTACGGATTCATCTCAGGCGAATAAGACGAAGAACTCTAAGTTGGATGAAACAGCGATAGCCATTGTTAAGGTTAACACTAAAGGTTGGTGGGTAGCTGATATACAGTATGGTAGATGGGATGTCCGAGAAACAGCAGTGAGGGTACTAAAGGCTGCTAAGGACTACAGAGTCAATGCTGTAGGGATTGAGAAAGGTGCACTGAAGAATGCAGTAATGCCTTACATGAATGATCTGATGAGGAGATTGAACTACTATCCTCGTATTGAAGAGTTAACACACGGTAATAAGAAGAAGACAGATAGGATTGTTTGGTCACTACAAGGACGATTTGAACACGGTAGGATTGTACTGAAAGAAGCTGATTGGAATAACAAGTTTATAGACCAACTGATGCAGTTTCCTGATAGCAAGACTCATGATGACTTAATAGATGCTGTTAGTTACATTGATCAAATACAGGTAGCAGATTGGAATCAGAACTTGAATGAAGAAGAGTACGAAGTCCTAGACACAACAATAGGTTGGTGACAATGAAATTTGAATCTGAAATCACACCTCAGAATGCCTTAGTAGCCTTCGTCATGGATCGCTGTAACGATTGGCGTAACTACAGGGATGAGAACTACATGGATCGATGGGATGAGTATGAGCGTCTCTGGCGAGGTCTTTATGCTGATGAAGATAAAACAAGGGATTCTGAGCGTTCAAGGCTTATTAGCCCTGCCCTACAGCAAGCAGTAGACAACAAACAAGCTGATCTTGAAGAAGCTGTGTTCGCTAAAGGTGTATTCTTTGACATCAGCGATGACATCAGCGATCAAGATAAGACTGATGTTGAGAAGATGAAGTCTTTGTTGTCCGAAGATTTCAAGAAAGATAAAGTACGTAAGAACATTGGTCAGATCATGACCTTAGCAGAGATCTACGGAACTGGTATTGGTGAGATCATTGTTAAACAGAAGAAGCATCTAGCACCAGCAACACAGCCTACAGCACAGCCTGGATTGGCAATGATTGGTGTTAACACTAACTATAGAGTATCAGTAGACTTAAAACCAATAAACCCACGTAACTTCCTTGTTGATCCTAACGCAACCACCATTGATGATGCAATGGGTTGTGCTGTTGAAGAGTATGTAGGTCGTCATGCTGTCATCAAAGGCATGGAAGATGGTGTTTATATGTCCGCTGATCTAGGCGATGCAGCCTTAGACACTGATTTAGAGCCTAATCAAGACTTAACTTATTACCAGAATGATAAGGTTCTCTTGCTTCGTTATTATGGTTTAGTACCTAAGAAGCTACTGGATAACCCAGAAGATAACCTTATTGAAGATGATGAGAAGTATTCAGACATGGTAGAGGCATTGATTGTCATCGGTAACGGTGAGGTGCTTCTTAAAGCTGAAGAAAACCCCTTCATGATGCAAGACAGACCTGTTGTTGCTTACCAAGCTGATAGCGTTCCTGGTCGTTTCTGGGGTCGTGGAACAGCTGAGAAGGCATACAACATGCAAAAGGCTGTTGATGCACAGATACGTAGCCATGTAGACTCTTTAGGGCTTACAGCAGCTCCTATGATGGCTATAGATGCCTCTAGATTACCTCGTGGACAGAAGTTTGAGATCAAACCAGGGAAGAATATCCTTGTTAACGGTAATCCAGCAGAGATCCTACAACCATTTAAATTCGGTGTTACGGACAAATCGAACATCGAAACAGCTCAAATCTTCGAAAGAATGATGCTACAGGCTACAGGTACGCTAGATACAGCTAATTTACCTGCTCAAGTCAGTGGTGGTGATGCAGCAGCGGCTGGTTTAGCGATGGCTGTTAGCGGTATCATCAAGAAGAACAAGCGTTCCTTAGTGAATTTCCAAGAAGATTTCCTTATTCCGTTCGTACAGAAGGCTGCATGGAGGTATATGCAGTTTGCCCCTGACCGTTATCCTGTAAAAGACTTTGAATTTATCCCAACAGGTACGTTAGGGATGGTTGCTAGAGAGTTTGAACAGGCTCAAATGATGGCAATGATGTCTACGTTAGGGCCAAACAGTCCTATCGTACCGTTATTGCTGCAAGGAATCGTTGAATACTCATCGTTACCTAACCGTGAGAGCTTACTACAGCAACTTCAACAACTAACACAGCCAAATCCTGAGCAACAACAAGCTCAACAGCAAGCTACACAGCTTCAATTAGCTGATGCACAGGCTACCGTACAGGAAAAACAAGCTAGAGCACAGAAAGCAGCAGCAGAGGCTCAGAAAGTGACGATAGAGGCTCAGTTAATGCCTGAAGAGGTAAGAGCTAAGATCGTTAATGCAGCCACTCAGAACCTTCCTAACAACGATGATTCAGCAGAGCGTGAATTCCAGCGTAGAATCAAGATTGCTGAGTTAATGTTGAAGGAAGAAGATATCAAAAGTAACGAAAACATAGCCAAGATGCAAATGGAGACTAAAAAACAGGTAGATAAGCAGTTTACCGATGCTCTTGGTGAGTAATCATGGATGAGGAAAAACTACTACAGCTAGCTGCTGTTGTTGGTAAGTTAAAGAAGAAAGTAAGTGAGCTAGACTCTAAAGCAGATACCATCAGTAAACTAGAAGGACCACAAGGTAAACAAGGTCTTAAAGGTGACAAAGGTAACCCTGGTAAAGATGGACTACCAGGAAAAGATGGTAGAGATGGTGTTGATGGTAAAGATGGTAAGGACGGTAAAGCAGGTAAGGATGGTGTATCTGTTGTTGATGCTTATATTGACATTGACAACTCACTAGTACTTAAACTGTCTAATGGTATTGAAGTCAGTGCTGGTGAGTTACCACAGACCTCTAAGTCTAAAGACAACATATACATTCAGAATACACAGCAGTTTGGACTAGATGGTTTACCTGATGCCACTGAAGACCCTGTACCAGAATACTTTCTTGTTAGACAAGACGGACAATGGAAGAAAGCATCGTTTACTTATTTACTTGGTTGGCTTAGTGTTGCGAACATCCTGGCTACTGAAAACGGTGATTTCCTCACCACAGAAGCTGGTGACTACATTATCATGGAGTAGACATGGCTGACGTAAAGATCTCAGCACTATCAAATGCATCAGCACTGGCTGGTACTGAAGTTGTACCTATTGTACAGGGTGGTAACACAGTAAAGACAACCCTTAGTAACATTGCTGCTTTGTCAGGTAATGGTACAGTAACATCAGTAGCTATGTCAGTACCTACTGGATTAACTGTAACAGGATCACCAGTAACATCAGCAGGTACGTTAGCAGTATCATATGCAGCCGGTTATACAATACCACCAACAACAAAACAAACTGATTGGGATACTGCTTATAGTTGGGGTAATCACGCCTCTGCGGGTTATCTAACATCAGCAACAGCAGCAACAACCTATCAACCGTTAGATGGTGATTTAACAGCCATTGCTGCTTTAGCTGGTACATCAGGGTTTCTTAAGAAAACAGCCACTAACACATGGACACTAGATACATCGACGTATCTAACATCAGAAACAGATCCTGTGTTTAGTGCCAGTGCTGCTAGTGGTATCACATCAACGAATATAAGTAATTGGAACACAGCATACGGATGGGGTAACCACGCCTCTGCGGGTTATGCGTTAGGAACAACAACGATCACTGCCGGTACTGGGTTATCTGGTGGTGGTGATTTGTCCGCTAATAGAACCATTAACTTAGCGAACACAGCGGTTGCAGCAGGTTCATATACCAACGCTAACATCACTGTTGATGCACAAGGTCGTATCACAGCAGCTTCTAATGGCTCTGGAGGTGGTGGAGGCGGTACAACAACATATGCTGCTACCTTTGACAATAGCGGTACTGGAGCTGCTTCAGGAACTACCTTTGACGGTTCTGTAGCACGAACAATCAGTTATAACACAGTTGGTGCCCCTTCTATATCTGGTACTAATGCTACAGGTACTTGGAACATTGATGTGCTTGGTAGTGCTGGTTCAGCTACTAACTTACTTGGCGGTGCTGCTAACAGAATTGCTTATCAAAGCGGATCAAATACAACAACTTTTATTACTGCACCAACAACATCAGATACTTATCTTAAGTGGAGTGGATCTGCTTTCACATGGTCTACCGTATCTGGTGGAGGTGGTGGAGGAAGTACAAATTTAGACGGAGGTGCTCCAGACAGTAGCTACCTTGCCGTTGATCCTATTGATGGAGGAACACCGTAATGCCAGTTCAAGTACAACTACGCCGTGGAACTACTTCTCAGTGGTCTACTGCTAACCCAACACTAGCTTCCGGTGAAGTAGGTGTTGATACATCATTAAC